CATATTTAATACTCCATTCAAAACTTTTATATGTTGGCTAGAGTACAGATAATCCCAACCCTAGCCAACTATTTAATTTTGAGAGGGAAATTTTTCATTTCCACAATACTATTATCTCATGTCTAAAACAAAAAAACCTGCACATTTTCAGCACTCAAAATTACTCTTACTTTTTTAATTTAGTTTGTAATCTAACAATTCAAAAAGTGGTTCTTGCTCTATTAATGCTTTCTTCCCAAATAATGCTATTGATATTGAGCTAATAGCTTGACTAGCTCTTACACTTAATTGTCTTTCTTCTAAATGTACTATATCAACCATTTCTTGCCACATTAGACCATCTATATATTTAAGTTCAATAATTTGTCTGTGTATAGGTTTTAAGTTTCTTATAGCTAAATCTATTGTGGATTTAATTATTTCTGCTTCATATAACTCTATTTCCTTTTCTGTTATTAAGTCTGATACATTAACAATAGCATCCTCAATCATGTTACTAGTTTTGTTTGTTTTTCCTGTTTTGACACTATCATAACTTATACCTTTCATTAAATCTCCAACCGAATTATCTTTCAACATTTGTATTTCATTTTTTAATTTTATTATATTTGCACTTAATTGTTTATAATTAGAAAGTTGTTTCTTAGTTGCATTAAAAAACTCTTTTTTAGTTTTAGACATACTCACACACTCCTATCAATTATTTATGTTATAATAATCTTGTATATAAAAGTTTTATATTTTTGACAAGTGGAGTGTGAAAGCACTCCTTTTCTCTTTTAATTAACTATTGCAGGTTTTCCCCTTTAAAGGAGAAAAATCTATTCCTGTCTTAACTCACAATTGATAATTGACTATTCAAAAGTCTTATTTCTTCTTCAAACACTATAGGTAACTTATAATTATTTACAATCTCTAATACTTTATCTAACTGACAACGCTTTATAGCCTTATAACTATCTACTCCAAATTCTCGTTTAATCTGATGGTATATATCACTATAAACTTTACCTCTTAAAGATTTATTTTTATAAGCCTTACTTCCATGTCCACCAAGTGATTTTGTTGCTACTCTCTTAACCTCTTTAACAATACACTCACACTCGATATTGAATAATGGTGCATCATCCATAAAGTTCTCTAACTTCTCATTAACATTCTCTATTTTAGTTTCTAAGACTTCTTGTTTCTTATCTAGCATAAATATAGCTTGTAACTCCTTTGATGCACTTAAAAGAGGATTATTTAATTCTTTTCTCATAGAGAAATATCCATCAACTATTTTCTCGTATTGTTCCCAAGCTATATCATCCTCCAATATTTTAAGTAGTTTTGAATAACCTCTTTCAGATAACAAGTAAACATTTCTTGACTGATTAAAAGATTGTTTACTATACCCAACATCCTCGCAACCTAATCCTTTTGAAGGATTAGCCTTTAAATCACCTAGTCGTTCAGAACGACTCACTTTTAAATCTATAATATCTATATTTGTTTTAAATCTCTTTATATTATTATTAATTAGCTCATTTATATGTTTAAGTTCTCTATTATGTATCTCAGCTATATCTTTTACTAGCATTGCTTTCTTATGTTCTCCAAATCCACCCTCAATGTTATGAAATTTCATTCCCTCGATTTCTAAAGTTCCAAGTACTGTTATTTCTTTATTTATATTTTCATTCATAACCTATCTCTCCTTTATCATTTGATATATTCTTTATTTAACTTTTTCACATTTTTATGAAAAACTAAGTCTATACTCTAACGAACGGATTTTTTTGTTAGTTAAATAATATCCTCCAATTCAACTTCAACTCTTGGTCTATCACTGTAATATTTCTTACTCACTACTTCTACTATTTGAGAATCATCTTTATAAGCTATACCATTCAAGCTGTCAGCTACAGACTTGATTATATTGTCTAAATCGGGTTTCTTGTTTGGTCTTATTAACCCTTCTACCTTGCCTATAGCATCCTTATACGCTTTAGTATTTACCTTATTTTTCTTTAGTGCTTCTCTATCTTTTTTAGTAATGTCAAAGTAACAAATAACTGTCATTTTCACATTACCCTCAAAGAAATGCTTTACTGTAGAGTTGTACATGAGTCTAATCCAATTTTCATAGAGTACAGTTTGGTCAGGTGTATAAGCCTTACCATTTGCCGTACTCATTCTAGGACGTGCCTTCGCCTTTGGTTCTCCATCTATTACAAAATTAATTTTCATTTTTCACCTTCTTAGCTTTTCTCTCACATTTCTTACAACAATAAACATCCTTAGATTTTTCCTTAAGATAAAATAACTTGCCACACCAACTGCATCTTCTTCGTTTCATAAAATCACTTCCTATTTAGCGTAAATCTTCTAGCTCTAAGTGAGAGTTTATTTTTATTAATTCTTCTTCTAGAACTTCCAAACACTTATTTTTATTTTTTAAAATACTATTTGTAGAACGGCATTTTACTGTAATACCAGTTGGAATATGAGTAACTTCAACAGAATAATCTTTACTTTTCGCCATTTTCAAATCTTTAGGATGTATAGTATATCCGTTTTCTAATTTATATAGCTCATTTTTACCTTCAATGTAACTTTCACACACTTTCAGGTTATTAATTTCAATTCTTTCAAGCATACACATATCTTCAAAGTAATTTTCGCAATTATAATTTTCGCAATATATATTAGCCATTTAATACACTCCTTTTTATAAGTCAAAGTAAGTCTATAACATTCTAGTTTCATTTATAAACTTCACTTTGACTATTTAAATTATTTAAATCTTCTCAATAGAAATCTACACTTACTACATCTATCATATTGCAGTTTCTGCATCTAAATTCTATGATGTCATTTGCTACATCAAACATTCCTATAGCTACATTTTTACTTCCGCATTCATTGCATGCTATATCAAATAACTTATCTTTATGTGTAATATTTTTAAGCAAATATAGATGTTCTCCCTCTAGCTCATATTTTTTTACAACATTGTTAATTTCATTTTTACTTAATTCTCTTTTACCTCTGTTAATTGCATATATATCCTCACAACTAATATTTAATCTTTTAGCCATATCAGATATGTATTCGCCTTCTTCTTCTCTTATTTCTCTAAGAAGCTCTCCTAGTTCAGTCAAGATTTACACACCTTCTCTAGCCAATTTTTACATGCTTCACTACAATTTTTACTTTCACAATCTCCCTTATTATTCTTGCAACTACCACAAATCTCTTTCCCAAATTCCTTATACACTTCTCTTTCATCAAGATTTTTTAACTTGCACATTTCTTTATTAGTCATATGCTCACCTACTTTTCTTCGTAAAATTTTACATTCTTAATAATTATATCTATAGACCCATTTTGATTTTGTCTTACTGTATATTTCATTGGGTCCTCAAAATCAGTCAGATTACCTTTTATATCAAAGCCATTGTCAGTTTTTATATTTCTCTTTTTAAGCTTTTTCTCAACCCATTTTTTATCTATACTAAATCCTTTATCAAGACCTTTTTCTTCCATATGTTCTTTAAAGCTATCTTTTAACTTATCATCTTTAATTGTTTTATCAACAAAATTATTTATATCAATTTCATGCTTTTCTTTCAAAGTATAATTTAATATACTTCTTACATCTTCTGCCTGTTTTATATCATTTCCAAGAGCATTAGTTATCCAATTTTCGGCTGTACTTTTAAACATCTTAGTCTTGTACTTGTCATCTTTCACTTTAGTAGCATTTAGAAACTCTGTAACAAACTTAGAATTAGCTTCTTCCTTTTCTGCATTCTTGTCTAAAACCCTAAGATGATATTCGTCATTCATTCCACTCAAACCAACCAAAGCAGCAATTTTTACTGTCTTAGTCTCTTGTATATTAATTTCATTTTTAGACATTTGTATGTTAAATTTATCATCTTTAAACTCGATTGAATGAGTATATGACTTGTTGTAATCAAGCTTTAATATAGCAACTTTCTTTTCATCTTTTTGAGAGTATAAGCAAATTGCTAAGTCGCAAGATTCTAATGTAGCATTCAACTTCATAATCTCAAACAGATAAGATGCTATTTCTTTAGAGTTATTTAAAAATGAACTTTCATCATATATAATCTGTTCGCAACAACTCTTAATTAGATTGTTACTATAGTCATTAAATACAGCTATTCTAATGTCATTATCTCTTGATACTTTGCTTATTTTTTTCTGAAAGAAAGCTTCAATATCTTGACTGACTCTACCCTCAAAATCATTTAGTATTGGTGTATCGCTATTCTTATCTAAAACATGTATTATAAATTTGTGTATTATCATATTTCAATTCCTCCATCACAATAATATTCAGCCATTTTTTGACTTCTAGTATCTTTTATAACTTCTTCAACTTTATCTATTGTTACAAGCAATATCTTGTCATCTTTAGCTAATAATTCAGCTTTCTTTTTTAAATTTTCTATACTTCCACAAGAATAATTTATCTTGCGTTCATCTAGTAATAATCCTTTTTGCCATCTCAATACATACTTTGACATTTATTCACCCCTATTCTAATAATCTTCTCCATTTGTTAAGTCATAATCGTCTACATCATTCCCTAAATCTAAGATAATTTTTGAATTATGTGCATATATCTTAAATAATAAATCCCCAAAATTACCAAATCCGTTCATTATATCTTTTGATGATATTTCTCTGTTTTGGTATCTAAATGCTGCAATAGTTCCATCGTTTCTTAATAGTATAGAATGTTCACAATTATTTCTGCTTACATTAGGACACTCATCAAAGTCTATCCATCTTGCCCATTCTGAATTAAAATTAGATTCAAGGATAAATGTTATACAGTCTTCATCACATGGGTACTCGTCAAGGTTGTATTTATCTTCTTTCAATTCTTCTAATAATTCACTCATTTTGTATTCTTTCTTAAGACCTACAAGCATGTTATCCAAGTTTCTTTTTAAATGCTCAATACCTTGCCCCTTCATCGTAGCATCTACCTTTTCTTTTACAACATTTGCCACAAGTAAATTGTATTTTTGTATATCTAATTCATCTAAATTTATATTTATATTTTCACCTAAATGTTGTTCAATATTTTTTCTGAATTTACTATAGCTTCCAAAGATTTCATTCACAGCTCTTTTTATTGTTTCTTCTAATTCTTTTTTAACTGTTTCCTCTACAAAGCCACTTTCTTCTATTTCCACTAGTGCATCATTCATAATTTTATTTAAATCCATTTTATTATCCCACCCCTTATTTTCATTTTTGAGAGTTACAAAACACTTCAAAAATATTCATACTAAAAGACATTTTGCAACTTTTAGCCC